CTCAGGCACAAACCAGGGAAGACCGGAATAACGATCTAACTCTTTTTTATTATAATATATAAAACGACTCTTAACTTCTTTCCAAAGGTGAGAAGGACAGGACCTCTTAAGTTCACGGCAGATCACACCCAATTGGTGGATCCCGACTTGAGGTGAAAAAGATTTCTTTTCTCCTGCTCCCATTCTCTTCATCCCTTTGAGAAGCCCAAGATTTACGTATTTCGACTCGAACCAGGATTTATTGGTCCTCTTAAAAATTGTCGAATTTATCGTACAAAACTCGGTAGAGAAGTAAGTTTTTCCTATTGAAGACTCAAGGCCTGCAAACGCACAGATAGACTCCCAACACTCACGGAGAGTACCTTTGGGTCCACGGAGGAGACAATCATCACCGTTCACCAAAAGAGGTGCCGGTCGACCGAAGCCTTTGCTTGTCAGTCGATATATGATCTTCTCTTTTCTTTTAACAAGAGAAGCTCCTTCCATGGCCATCCTACATAATGCAGCATTGGCTATACAAAGAATAGGAAAGGAGACAATGGATCCCATCAACTGACCTTCAGTTTGGGGCTTTTTCGTTCCATCCTCCTCCACGAAGACGTGCTTAGTCAACGCTCTTAACATGAGCTGTCTTAGATCTACCATAAAATTCAAAGGTAGGCGGTTTAAATCCGACTTGGGTAAGTTTTCCCCCAATCTAAGCATAATACGATCCACTATGGTCTCTGAGACCCATGAATGTAATCGATTAGTTGAAGCAACATAGTCGCCTGATACGGCTTCTTCGTCGTCTTCCATTGCACCAAGAACTCGGTTCACATCATCTTCTGTGACATATCTCCCGATCAGTTCAAAAACAGGGTGCTTCTTTAAAACAGACCATAGCCATTTTTGTATTGGCTTTAAACAGGTATATAGAAGGGGTGGACCTTTCGATATGACTCTGACCTTTAAAGGTTCTGGGAGTCCTACAGGGCTAACAAGCGGTTCTTCCGTCTTGGCCAAATCGAAGATCTTTCTAAACTCTTCATTCCACATATCCTTGAGTGGTGTTGGATCAACAACAATCACAGGTTCTAAGTCTGGCTGTTCAAGCCCAGACTCAAAAGAGCGATCATACTGCCTCTGCTCCTGACATCCAACCACCCCAAACTTGGGGCTCACCCTCTGAACTAAAGGTCGTAGTTCTGAACCATACATAAGTCCATCACCCATTTTCCCGAATGAGCAATAGTCGTATAATACGGCGAGGGATCCTAAATTACTTCTCGACATTATATAATTGGCCGAGGTACTAGGAAAGAACGGGTCGAAAAACTTTTCATAACTTATGTATTCATTATCAAAAATCTCATCAACCGTTCGATTGAATTCACTAACTAAGGTCTCTTTATTAATATAGAGACTCCTCTCTGGAATTATCCTGAGGATTCGGTTAGTTTCAGTTACCCTAAGACGTTTCAATGGTGCAAATTTAATACACTTGGACATTCCTACTTTAGGAACACCAGTCAATTCTGCAACCGTATCGGCTTTAGCCTTTTCGACCATTGATTCTGGAACGTCGGGAGCAGCTTTCTTGAGCTGCTGAGAGGTATCGATGAAGGAGTTGTAAGTTTGGAGGCTCTTATCGTGGTTTTTAACAACCACAATCCGAACTTCGAAGTTCCAGGTCACTGAAATAGAATTAATGAAAGATTCCTGATCTCCCTTTAAAGCTAATCCCTTAACAAACAACTTTCCAAACCCTGACAACAGGCAGGATGGCTCCCACAATTGACTATTACCAGACCAGATTAAATCTGGTTTCTTAGGTATGTCTTGGGCCATCACGTGTGCAAAATATGCAGCAAATTTCCATTTAAAGAATTTTGCCCAACTGCCTTCACCGTTGTCCTTTTCAAGTTTACAGACAAGGAAAATAGTCTTGTAAACTAGATGGTTGGTCTTCTGTGACAAAATTGCCGACGCAAGGTGCTGCTGAACACCTGTCTTGACCTTTCTCCATCTCTTCGGTTGTGGTAATCCAAATAAAACATATAATTCAATTACAGAGGATACCATACCGGAAATTTTTAACACCTGATCAATGCTAATGCTAAAGAAAGTGGACAAAGCCACATCATTAACATCGTAATTTCTATTCACGTAGAAAGTACCAGCTAGATCGCCAGGTGCGCATTCCCTCGCAGGGGACTTGCCTTTTTGGACGCTACTCTTCTCACTTGATAAAATCATTAATTAAGAGTACGGTAACACTTCTTTCTCCCAGATGGGACAGGGG